GAGAAATTGCTGCCTGTGGTATCAAAAGTTAATATGTCGTTGTCGGCTGGGGCTTCATCTGCATCCAAATCTGCCTCAAGAATCACACCGGCAGCAATGGTTAATTCTCCGCTTCCGGTCACGTCGCCGCTATGAGTAGCGTTGGTAACTTTGGCCGTATTCGCGGTAACGGCTGTCGTTGTAGAAACATCAACCGTCTTAGTAGCCTCTCCATCGTCTTCAAGGCTTAGTTCTATGTTATTGCCTGATATACCAAAGACATCTATCGTCTGGTCGTCAGTCTCGGATGATATGTAGCCTGCCGCTGTATTTTCAGCTTCAGTCCATACATCGAAAGCGCCCTCTGCCGCCCCCGAAGCGTCCACGCCGAGAATGGCGTAGCCCGCTGCCGCATTATCTCCATTAGCAGCTAAAGCAGTCGCTGTAGCGGCATTGCCTGTTACGTCGCCTACAAAGCCCCCCGCAGAAGTTACTGCGCCTGAACCGAAATCTATCGCGTCGTTCGTCAAGATGGCTTCTATCTTATCGGCGGTATCAACCGTTGGGTCCGCCTCTGCGTCTACGACAAAATTGTAGGCATCATTCGGGTCGTCATAAGTTATTGTTATTCGGGTATGTACGCCGTTTGCATCATTTATTAGAGCGGCAACATAGTCATCCACCTCTTCTTGTGTAAGAGTTGCTGTAATGTAGCCCAAACCCACGACCCAATCGTAAATCTGGTCGGCTGTAGAAAGATGAGTTGTGTCGCCATCTGAAGGCGCAGCAACAGGAATGTCGCTAACGGCGTCATACCAGTCGTCAGAGACTACAAAGTCAATATCGCCAGTTTCGTCTTGATAGGTGACTGTTATATGCGTCTCGGTCCCTCCCAACATGCCGCCTACAAAGTCCTCAACCTGTTCCTCAGTTAAGGTTGTATCAAGTCAATGGCGAGGTATAGGCTTGAATGGTCCCCCCAGCCGTAGGCGGTGTCCCAGTTCGAGGAATTGTCCGTCACGACGCCGTAGGTTGCCTCGCCAGTCCGCTTGAGCAAACCAACTGAGCCAAAAATGTCGTCTAAGTGAGCTTCGTTGACATCATTAACATCTCCGCCGTCACCGCCGTCACCGCTTGCGTTTAAGGTGGTAGCAGTAATAGATAAGTTGGAGCCTATGTCCAGATACAAGAAGTTGCCGTCTGAGTCGTCCCAGAAGATAATCCTGTCATCGTTCGGGTCGGCGGGCGGATGCAGCGCAGTCGGGTCGTAATTGGTGGAAATCACCGCCGCCTGCGTAAGACCGGCACAAAACAAAAAGAGCAAAATGGAGCGTATCACAATTACAGGGGCCTCCAATCCACATAGATTGTTGTTGTATCCAGGTCAGAAGCAATCAAAAGGAACCTGTTATAGCCATGTGTGTTCAAGACATACCGAGCTATATGGTTGTCCAGCGTTTCCGGTTGTACCACCTCAGTAGCACTAATCCAGTTCTCAAGAGTGGCTACGATACTATCGCAGAAGTAAATGCCAGTGGAATGAAGCTGCTCACCTTGAATTATCGTAAGCGTGGCAATTCGTGTGTAGTGGTCCTTACCGGCGGCGGCATAAAGCTGAAGAACACTGTCATCATTAGCCTCAAACGTACCGTCAGACCTGAACCTTAATTCCAAAGCCACTGTACCGGAACCCGGCCTGATGAGAGCCTTGTTTGCCGCAGCTAACGCTTCTACAGTTGCGTCATCTCTTTGTGTGCCGGTTAAAACTGCCTGTTCGACCGTTATCTCTTCGCCCTCTACCCAATTAGTATGAGGGACGTACGACTCTGATTTTTTGAACATAGTTCATATTCCTTTCAAAAAAAGGGGCGAGCGGCTAACCCCGCCCCTTAACCAAATCGCGTTTAACTACTAATCATCAGTACATGGCGTAACCGAAGTGGGTGATGCGGCACTTGCCGCCCAGTCAACACCGGCAGCAGCAAAACTCATGTCCTCGTTGTACCAGTTGGCAAACTCGTACATCTTGTCACCAACGGCTGCAACAGCAACGTCAGCCACATCACAAGCCATAAAGTTGCCTTTGCAGATGCCGCCAGTGCCGGTAAGCAGTTCAATAACAGGCTGCGCATTAAGGTCGTTGGTCAGACCATTCCACAATATATTGTCCAGAATGAACAAGTTAGTGGATAAGGTTGTATCGCCCTTAATACAGGCTACGGCGTAATCGCCACGCATGATGTTGTTGCGAATAATCATGCCATCGGTATCGTAGTCCAAGAAGATACCGTGATCCGCCGCTCCATTAGCCATGTCGAATAAACAATCTTCAACGATACAGTTGTCTGCGCCGTCACCAAGAAGAATACAGTCAAAGAACTCATCAGTTCCGGCTGTCTCTACAATGAAGTCACAGTAGGCAACTCGGCAGTTATCGCCAGCAGCCTGTATTGCAATCGCATCGTTTACCTCAAGTATATTGGCTTTGAATACGCAGTTGAGAATAGTCACGTTAGCTGCGCCGACGGTGAAGGCTCCGGTTGTGTCACCGGCAGAGTAATCAAAGAGAGGACGCAGGGTTCCAGACCCGCAGCCAATGACCGTGACACCAGCAATATCTATGTCTACCTCATCGGCAGCAGCACCCATAGCTTCCGAATGGCCCTGAGCAACGTAGATAATGTCACCCCTGTCGGCGGTACACAAATCAACCGCTTCGTCGAGCGTGTCTTTAGCCTTAACCCAGCTTGACCCGTCGCCTTCGTGCGCTACGCCGGAATCAACGTAGTACGTCTGGCCCGTACCCTGCGCTATCTGGTTATCTACTTCCCGGATGAACATCTTCAAGGGGTCGTTGTCGTTGCCGGACAGTGCGGTGCGCTTGTTCTTGTTGTAGAAATCTTCACCGTATTGCAGCGCCCAGACGGTAGAGACAAACAAGAGCACAATGGCTATACCTAAAATCAGTTTCTTCATAGCAAAACTCCTTCTCTAAACCCGATACTTAGTGTCGGGGCGAGCGGAAAGGAGGAGGAATAATCCGCCCGCCCCTAAAATCACAATTCAGTTTCTTTTACGTCGGAACAGTTACGTTGCTCCGAATGACCTGGACATTGTCTTTGGTCCTGGGCTTACTCGGCGAAATCGCGGCATTGATACTAACCGCCGCTGTGCCATTACCATCAGCCAGCACCGACATCAGTCCCAAATAAATATAGGACGTATCCATCACCTCGGCTATCTGTTGCCCAACCTCAATCGCTGCTATGCTTCGGTCAACAGCCGCAATGCGCGGGTCCGCAGCCGTATTAACGATTGGTATACTCACTACCTTGCGATAAGTATCCAATGTCGCTTCTGTTGCTACGACCAAATCGAACGTAAATGTCGATGAAGTCCCAGCCGCCGCGCCTATTGCGGTTTCGGTGACAATACTTAGCCAAACCTCACCAAAGCCCATATTGGCGATTGCGGGGAGCAAAATTACGTTCTCAGAATCGGTAGTCCCATCCGTTAAATCCTGAGCCGTACTCAAAACACCTAATTCTTCGAGAATCATCTCAATATCTCCTAACTAAACTTCAGAATGTTTCCTTTTTTATGTTACTTGGGTTTCATGTTTCACTTTTTACGTTACTTGCGTTTCGCCCGAATCCGCTGCGTGGTTAAGGGCGTCCATGCGCCGGATAATCACGTCCGGGCCTATCATCGGCAACTTTGTCTGGTAGATGTTTGCTTCTGACATGAAGACCTTGAGTTTGTCGTTCGCACCCAAGACAAGCTGCGTATAGACATCCGCATCGCAATAGAGGAACCACGGCGTATTGTCGCCCGTTCTTACGGTATGTTTGAGCGAAGCCCTGATAGCGTTGTTGATAAGCTCCGCCGTCGGCGAGTCGGTCGGCCCGCAGGGGATATTAGCGATGCGCTTAACCGCCCGCTGGTCCTTAATGCAGATACCTTCCTGCAACATGAACTCGTGAATTATGTCCCAGCGACCTTCGGCGGCATCCAACGAAGCGGGATTAGAGGTTGACCCGAAATCCTGGACAAACACTTCACCCTTATCGTCATGTCCCACACCCAATGTCGGATGATTCGGATTGTAAATGAGATGCACCTTTGAGCGATGCGGCTTTATCAGCCATGCACTTCTCAGATTGTTGCCCGTGCCGCCCACATCGTAGGTGTACTCGTTGTCAATATCCTTCCAAGGAGCACGGCCCATGAGCCCGACTACCGCGTTTTGCTGCGGCGCGGTTGGCCCTTCAAGAATCAGATTCGTCCAGCCCTGACCAAGCCCTTCTAAGTGAGCATTGATGTTATCCTGAACGGTCTGTGCGCTTACCGCCGCCCCTTCCGTTGTTAAGACATCCTTGGGGGCCTGGTATCTCGACCGAATGGTGGCGAGATTCTCAACGAACGGCTGGGTTTCCATCTTCGATGAAGACCAAGTACCACCAACATTAACCAACGACCCGCTCGGCAATGAAGTTACCCGTGCGCCTTGGTGAAACAATCCGCCATTGGAAGGCACGGCGGGCAGGTCTTTGATAAGGTCGTTGGTTTCGACAAGGGTGTTCGTTACTTCGATAGCGCCGCCATCGGGCGCTTTTTGCTTTTGCACATCAAATAGATTAGCCCTGTTCGCAAGTGTTAAGGTTGCCATTAGACAATCTCCTACAAAAAGTTCTCAAAACTTCGTTTCTGGTAACTTTCAGTAAGAGGTGTCTCTTCCGAGGCCCTTACCTATACGCATCACATCAGGCCGCGTACAGGCCACTCGTCTTTCCGAGCGGGCACTCAGGCTCAACCCGCAAAAGCCGGTTAAGGTGTCTGAGCTTTTTTTGTGTTTTTAGAAGGGGTATCTTCTTGCGAAGGCCCTTTTTTCTGAGTAAACAGTGCTTCGTGGTATCGGATTACCTGACCACATTTCACGCACTGTATAACATCGCCCCGCTTATATTCCCTATCCGGGATACCATTTTGTCCACATCGTAAACAGTTCATTACTTAATACCGAGTGCTTGTGCTGTTTTCGGATTTTCCTTTTTGAATTTCTGTTCTTCCGTCAGTTCCCCCCCGCCCACACCATCGCCGGTATCGGTCGTGCCTTCCGCCGACAAGGGAGCTATCAGTGTCAACAAAGCTCTTGCCATAAGCGGATGCCTAAGAAGACCACTGTCTACCAGTTCGTCAGCCACTTGTTCGTACTCCTTACCAGACAGGCCCGCTTTATTCTGAAAAGTCCGCCGATAAAGCTCTATCTGCTTCTTTAGATTCTCCTCACCATTGAAATGTTTTACCAACGCCTCATTGGTCAGTCTCATATCCTCAGATTCTTGCGCTTCCTTAGCCTCTTTTGCCTGGTGCATCAGCTTGTTGTAGAACTCGACATTCTTTTGAACAATACTACGACGCATTTTGTTCTCAACAACAAAGTGGGAGAACATCTTTACCAAGTTCTCATCCGCCTCAGAGCCTTCGGCCATGCCAGCCGTCCAGTTCAGGTCTTTGAGGTCTTCGGGCTTCTCTACCGCACCGAGGAGTTTCGATACGCCGCCCACAAAGTCATCACGAGTCTTGTCATCAGGCAGTTTTTCAAGCGACTCCGGCAGTTTGAACGGCCTTCCTACGGTCTGCATCGCCTCGAAACCACCTATTAGGCCATCCTCTTGAGTGGCATATTTGCCGTAGGCACGGGCAAACGCCTCTTTGGTCTCTGGGTTTTCGAGCTTTCCGTGCTCAACTTCCGTTGTCCAGTGTTCCTCTGGCATCTCCTATCCTTTCGTGTAAAATATGGTAAACGTAGTTAGCAGATTGCGCTTTTTGTCGGGCTTCATGCCCCTGTCTATGATTATTCGTTCGACGTTCCTAATCCTGTTGCGAAGCAAAAAACCGGCAAGCTGCATTTCGTCGTATCCAGCACGATTGATGTTTTCCGCCCTCTGCTCGTGGACTTCGCAGGCAAATTGCATCTTTTCCTTAATATCAAAAATCCCCGCCTTTGGCGGAATCTCTGCTTTGGGTTTTTCCGGTAGGGCCTGGCTTGAAACCGGCATTAGCTTGTCATTTTTTGGTTTGCGTCCTCTCTTAGCCATTATCTATCCTCGCTAAATCAAGTATTTTACGAGCCAACTTGCTCAAAAACCTTTGTTTCGGTTTCGGTGGATGCATCACTATCCACGCCAGAGCCTTCAAGAGCAGCGGCATACGGTCGCCGATTAAGAGAAAAACCTCTTCAACCGCCGCATTGTGCAAAATCCGGTCCTCGTCGCTCTCTACCTTGCGGAATACGCTCTTTAACCGATAGGCTAAGAACGCCTCGCCTGCTTGCTTATAAGCCTGAATCAAATTGTTACGGTGCTTGTCCATGCTTGTTGCTACAAGTGTTTATACTTTCCTCTGCTGACCCAATGAGCACTCCAAATGTCTTGATAATGCAACATGCGGTATGCTTTTCTTATTCTTTTTCGCCCATGCCGCCACCACAATAAGAATAATGCGAGAATTAGCGGATAAGTTGTTATTCCCACGTCTATTACAAAATCGCCGCAGTCTTTTGTATTTGAGTATACAAGGCCATAATCTATGAACCGCATTCCGGTTATTCCTCGCAACCCTGAAATCCCTTGCCGCACTTTATTAAACAACATGTCGGCGACATGCTCCCAAGTCTGCACCGGGCAAGCACTTGATTGTATTTTTTGTGGCTCTAATACCGCCCTCATCCAGTATGCCTTTTTACCAAATGGCAAGGGGCGGGAGTTTTGTGTGGCCGTGTGGCGAAATTCGGCAAATGCACTGGTTTTGGGTGCCAGCAGGGTATTGCACTGCCCCATATGGGTTCGGCTTCCAACGTAGCCACATTCTTCTATCGTTTTACGGTGCTTGTCCATTTTAGTACAAATTTAGAACGGTAATACCAATCGTGATGAAATTTTGAGACTGTATCTTTAGGGTCTCTTACTATATAGACATCGCCGAGATCTTCATATTGGACATCCGCCAATTCTTCTTGCCGCTGCTCTGCAATCTCAGCAATCCGCCTTTGGTCTACATATGCCCTTAGACCTTTGCACCTGTCCCGCGCACATTCAGCAAGAACCGAAGAGGCTGTCTTAATGGGAGATAATGCAAAAGATGAGAATGTTCCGTCCTGTTCTATCGACAAAATATCTTCCGATACAAAACTATTAACTGTAGTATAGCTATATTCTTGGCCCGGCTGTTGACCGTGCTCTGTTAGTTCAACCGGTCCCAAACGCCGGTCTAATTGTGGCCATTCTTGCTCTATCCACCGCGGGATTGCTTTGGCATCAGCCAACAGGGCAGTCCCACGGACAAATGCCATTTTAATAGCCTGAATCAAACTTTTGCGGTGCGCGTCCATTATCACAAACCATTAACCATTCAGGTTTTCCTTAGCCTTTGAGAAATCAACAGAGATTTTAACCGCTGCTGTTCTTCTGCCACTGTTTCGTCCTTGACCAAAACCAGCCAGCCAATGATCTTAATCAATTCTTCTTGGGTCAAGTCGATCAGCTTGTAACTGCCTATCATATTCACCGGCTTGCCAGCTAATTCTTCTATTTCCTTTTTCATTAACCCGCTCCCACCAACTGACCCAAAACGCTCTTCTCGTCTACCGGACCACTTACGCCCTTAGCGGCCTTAGCCGCCTCTATCGCCATCTCAGTCTGGGCTTGGGCCTGTCTCTGCTCATTAACGGCGGCAAGCAAGGCCTCGTAGTCCTCTTTGGTCTTCAAATCCTTCTTCGGGAACCGAGTAGCTTCGAGCAGATCATCGAGCAGATCATATTCTTTGATTGCCATTGTTAGGTCGGGCCACAAGGCAAACAACGGTTCAGCAGCGGCTAACCCGGCCTGAATCGTATCGACCGCCTGCTGCATCTTCTGGGCCCTAAAGAGCGGACCAACAAACTCCGGCGTAACACTGACCTTGCTATCCGGGTTCTTTATGTTAGACCAAACGATGTCAGCGATATTCTCCATTTCGTCGGGGGCAAACGGGCCACGACCGGCCTCAATCTCGATACCCATAGCCCGCTCATCAACATCTTTGAGGTATTTGCTATGCGTTTCAACTGCGGGACTCAAAAGGGTGGACTTTTCACCGGCCATCTGCCATATCTGAGTCGCTGTCAATGGCTGTTTCTTGGCCTGAGCAATGCTGCTAAACAGCGTGAATAGGTCCAAATGAAAATGCCGCTTAACAGCCTCCGAGAAAATGTCCGAAAGCTCTTTGGTAAATCTAAAGTCGCCAACCAAATCAACAGCTTTCGGTGGTTTGTCGTACTCCTCCGCTGTCACGCCCGTTAAGCCTTCGGGCGAAAGGTCAAGACGGTTCAGCATTTCGTTCAGGGTTATCCTCGGTGGCCTGTTCTTGAGCTGGACGTTTTCAACGAAGCCCTTATGAATCTGCTGATGACTCATAGTATCGTAAATGGCGTCAAATGCCGGGGTGCGAGACGCAGCTTCCCACGGCTTCTTATCGTAATCCCAGCCAACGAAAGGCTTACTGAAATACTGCTCCGTCATAAGTGGTTCGTTCTTCTTCTCGTTATTCTGGGGCTGCTCCTGAAAGTAGACTGAAATCCACGCGCCGCCGGGCTTGCTAAAGCCTTCGGCGTCCCAAAGCGGGTCGTCAGCCTTAAAAACCGCTCGGATTATCGTATGCTCTTTGTAATGGTGGCCGTTTTCGAGGTCGTGGTTAAGGCTTGCCGTAAACTTCTTTTGCCGAGCCTCCTTCTTTGCCTGGCCGCCCTTTTCAGTAATGAACTTGTCGTAAATCTGCTTGGCCGTCCAGGTCGGGTCTCTAACGATAATCCCCTCTGGGCGGTTGAATCTGTCATAGAAAAGAAAACAGTGCGTGAAGTGCATAGGCAGCCACATCACGCGACCGCTAATCACGTCGTCCTCTTCGCCGAACATCACCGGACTGCCAATCGTCAGACCATCGAGCGTGAAATTGGGCTGTACGTCGTAGAAATTGCCCCGGCGATACACTTCCGTCATGTGGTCCTTAATGTCCTGACACCAGATGTCCAGTTCATCCACGCCTCTAAGCTCAAAGGCACTCATTACGTACATAATCCAGTCGATGGACTTCGAGACGAGATTGCCCTG